TTTTTAAAGTTAGCAATATAAAATTCTTTTAAATCTCTTTCATATGTTTTTGCTAACTTCGCAAAGAAGTACTTATCTTTTCTCTTAAAGAATGATTGTGCCTTTACAGATGTTTTAAAGTTATATTTTAAAGCATCATACGAATCAGATTCAAAATGCAATTTTAAAGCATTATATAATTTATATGACTCGAATGGATCATTCATATAGGTAGTTTATTACCTTTTTTTGTACGTATAAGATTAAGACTTGCAGCTTCTGCTTCGATCTTTTGCTTAAGAGAGTCAGTTAAGAGTTTTTTAAGATTCTTATAATCTAATCCTCTTTGTTCGACTACATAAGAAGCAGCATCGATATAAGTTGTATTACCTTGAGCGACAAGATTCTCCACTGCTGCAGAGAATCTTTTTCGCGTCATGATCTTTACTTTGAGAGGATCAACCGACAAATTCATCACCTTCATCCCAAGCACAACCAGTTAATCCACCGGCTTGTAACGCTTTTAATGTTCTTAATACTTCATTGGCATTTCTACCAGTATCTAAAGCATTAATTGATGCGTGTTGTACGATTGAATTTTTGTCAATAATAAAAGTTGCTCTATAACAAACACCTTCGCTTTCATTGACAATTCCCAATGCATGAGATAAACCAAGTCCACAATCAGCTGCAAGAGTATGATTGATATTACCTATCATTTCATTTTCTTTCTTCCATGCTAATTTACAGAACTCATTATCTCCGCTTATACCTATTACATTAGCATGTTCTACTAATGCATCCATACCAGCAATCTCTGTTGGACATATAAAGGTAAAGTCTTTTGGATAGAAGTAAATTACAGTCCAATCTTTTTTCAAAGGTTGATAACTTTCTTCTACTCCAACTCTCACAAATTGATTATTTTTATCGATTCCCTGAAGCGAGAACTCAGGGAATTGTTCTCCTACTGATAACATTAAAATACCCTCATTAAAATACAGTCAGAGTTAATTCTTCCTGTAGGTTTATTTATTTTAGTAGTAATCGTATCCCACACTTTCTCAATTTGTTTTTCAGTTTTATTAAGTATTTGTGGACATACTTCATCAGGTTTTCTCAACGTTGCTTGTTTACTTAACTTATCGTCAAAGTTTTTAATTGATGTACCTGATATTTCGAATCCAGCTGTTGATGTAGTAACATATTGAATAAGCTTTCTATTCTTTCTGTTATACACAAAGAGCTTAGCTTTTCCTGGTATCAGGACAGGATTAATTGACGTAAGTTTAGCTTCAATATCTTCTTGACAATATTGTAACTTCACAACTTGCGCATCTGATGACTTTGGTTTCTTAATGCGTGTACTTCTTGTTGCTTTAAACGAATCTCTTAGTCTTTCAAGATCTTCAAAAACAGTTTCAAACTGTTTCATAATCTTTCTTTTATTACCTTTAGAGACATGTGAATAAGCTTCCACACATTGATCACATGTTTTATTGTAAGCATCTGATATATTCTGATATTCTTTATCTAATAAGTCTTTGAATATATTAATTGCATTACCTTTTAATCCATGCATTTTAAATCTGTTATAAGCACTGAATTTTTGAGTATAGTTTTCATCAAACCAACCTTCAACGATTTCACTATCCCAATCATGGTAAATCGTATCCATTACTTTTCTACGTGTTCTTTCAGCTGGAGTAATAACTACAACATTGGCTTTCTTTTCGTCTTCAATCTTCTTTTCTTTTAAGCCTTCTTGATATTTTTCTTGCATAAAAGCTTTAATATTTTCTATTTCAGCTTCTGTATATTTCCAACCACGATACAGTAATTTAATCTTTTTATTTACTGTCATAAATTTCCAGTCCTTTACTCTTTTAAGAACTGAAAGTTTCTTTTTATCAAATCCCATATAATCAAGCGCAAATTGATATGTGCTTGGCATATAGTCTTTTGATTTATAAAAGTAGTTATACCAGTGAGCAGCCTTTGACCAAGCTACTGGTGTAAATTCTGATTCTTCAGTAAATAACGGTTCTGGTCCTAGATAAATTTCATCTAGATTTTTAACTCTTTTTTTACTTGCCATATTTTCTCCAAAACGGCCGAGCCACTAAGTGATAAGGAGTTGGGGTGTGACTCGACCTAAAATTAATTTTTTATACCTAGAACAAAGTTTTCTGCAGCATCTTCTGCAAATGATTCGCTCTTACCTGGAAACAATTCCTTACCAATTGTTTTTCCATGTTCTTTCATGTTGATACCATAAGTACCAGCAGGTGTTTTAAATAACGTACAAAATCTACCATTCATCGAATATGATGAAATGTCCATTGTACTATCGTATTCTCTTAATGCTAATAAATCATCAAGCTTTCTTTCGATTATATTTAGTTGGTTTATAATTTGACTATTTGTTGGATGTCCCATTATTTTCTTTCTCCCAAAACATTGGTATATATTTTCCTTCATGTTTTTCTCTTGACATATGAAGTCCAACATATACAAATAAACTCATTATTGCTATTGCAATAACTTGAATTACTATTTCTATCATATTATATCCACGATAAAATTATTATTAGTATAGTACTACAAATTAATATTGTACAAATTACTTTAATTATTCCTATTACTAAAGTTTCTAAAAAACTAAAGAAATCTTTCACTAGTTTCTTCTCATATTACTAATATCTTCAGCTTCTTGCTGAGATATAACAGGTACAGCATTTGACTTATGCATAGTTGCAATACCTTTAACCAAAGTACCAGTATACTTCATTGGTTCTTTTTTACTACAATCGCCTGCAATCTCATGGTATTTACCATTAGCCATATATTCTTCCATAAGAGATTTATATTGTTTTGATTGCTGCTCACGTAATATTTGCAATTGAGATTTTTTAGGCTTAGTTGCTTTAAACTCAACTCGCTTTTTCTTTACACGATTAGCGCAGTGATTTTTTCTTTTTCTTCCTGTTGGATCATATCTTAGTGATCCTATATAAAAGTTTGTCATTCCCATAATTATATTATATTATACCATAGTTTACGTCAAATGTAAACTGTTTTTTTCAATTAATTTAAAATAGTTTGCTCGACTGATGGCTTAACTGTTTTTACATAAGCATCAATTAAGTCATCTCCTTTGAGCTCTTCGCCAAAATAAACAATAGATCCATTGTCTAATGTTCTTTCAATAAGACCATTATTGAATCTTCTATCAACAACACTCTTACCATCTGTATCTTGTGGTCTATTATCATACCACATACTACTTAATGAATGAGCATGTATGTCTTTAACACCTTTTGCCCACTCTTCAGCTTCTAATAAAAGTCTTTGTCTTTCTACTTTATCATTGTATTGAGTCATAATCAGGTTCTCCATCTTCAGGCCAGCCATTTAGCAAATCTCCACTTGCTGGTACGCTAGGCGTTACACTTTTAATATATTGAGTTCTCTTTAGTTCCCATAACAATTTAAAGTCTGGGTCTTTAGCTCTATTTCTAGCAGCTGTAAGAGAATCAATTACTTGCTTGCTAGTTTTAGTAGTCATCTTGATCCCTCATTGCTTGATAGTTTTCAAAGTACGATGTACCACTTAACCATCTTTCTGTTTCACCTTTAGAATAAAATCTATTCTCATCTTTATGAAGATCTAATCCACCAGGTGATTGATGAGCAGATTTTTTAACAGAAGCTGAAAGCTTATTATAGTTTACTCTTGGTTTACTATATACTTTTTTAACAGTTGCTTTCCATTCCTGTTCTTCTTCATACTTTTTCTTTTCTTGTAAAAGCATTGCTTTAATATCTTTAAAGCTATAATCGTTTTTAGTTTTCTTAGACATAAGTTACTCCTATAAAATCAAAATCGTAATACGTAATTTCATACCTATTCATTATTCTTGTGGTTACAAAATTTGTAAAACCAAGATGCCATAATATTCTATCACTAAAATGCATATCACAGTTATATGGTACTGTAGTAGCTATGTGTTCAAAGTTCATTATCACTATTCATTCTCCTTTAATTTATTAATAACTTCATCAGCAGCAATCCAATCATTAAATGACTTACCACCAATATTCCATTCAATTTGTTCGTAATCATTGCCAAAGTTTCTGGCAAAGTTCCAGTCGTAAAGAGAAAAATAACCAAAGTTATCATCTTCATCTTCCCACCTTACGCACCATTCAGTTGTAACTTTATCGCCTTTACCTTCGAATGCAGGTGCACCTAGTATTTCTTTAAGTTCTGCAAAAGAAGCAAAAAGAGTTCCTTTTAATGAACTACCAGTTAGGTAAGTAACATCATCCATATTTTCTAACTTAATTGACATTACGCTGCCTCCTTAGAATTGAACCATTCTTTAAGACCTTCGTCATCAATGACTGAATCGCCATCTTCCATAAGAAACTCAGCTTTATAATAAGCTCTAGAGCCATTACCTTGTCCAGGTACAAAGCTCCAAGTTTCAGTTTTTTCAAGGATTTCTTTTCTCATCCAACCATCTTCACGATTGTCGATGATTTTAATGAAGTTTACTGTAGGATACAGTGTAGAAGTATCGAAAGAAAATTCGATTTCAGATTCCCAGTCTTGACAGACTTTTTCTGATAGAGGAACTACTTTAACAGAAAGTATGTATTCCTCGCAACCACCATTAGATGATTCTAAGTCCATAAGTGATGGTTTAAATTGAGCAACAATAGTAGCAATTTGATTTTGATCTAACTCCTTTGCTGTTTTGTAGACATAAGCATTGCCACCTTTAAATTTCATGTATGGATTAGATCTAGAGCCGTAGTTCTCTAGATATTGAGTTTGAATTACAAGCTTTTGCATTACGCTGCCTCCAAGAGTGATAAAGGACATCTGAAAAGATCACCGTTAATATTAACGATAGCATTTTTGATTTGGATTTTTTCGATAGTACCAAACTCTTTACCACATTTGCTAGTGGTGATGCTAACTTTATCGCCAACTGAGAAATTAGCTTTAGCTTTTCTAGCTAATTCGTTTTTCAGAAAAGCTCTTCTGATTTTAAGTGAAGCAATGACATTGTTCATGTCTTGCATGTTATCGATTTGATCGATTAGTTTAATTAATTTTTGCATTTTAACTCCTTATCAAAAAATTATATGGTTATTATACCATAGTCCGACGCGTTTGTAAACGGTTGCAGGTGAAATGTTACACAATTGTTACACAACTGTAACACAACTGTAACATTTCTCTTCTGCATTAAAAATCTCCTTGATTTCTTGGTACAACTTGCACACAATTTACACCATTTGCTCTCCACATATCAACAACTCTATTTCTATCATCGTATACGACATCTGGATCGCCGCCTATAGTATCTCTTAAAACATCTAAAACGTCTTTTTTGAAAACGTCATCTGGTCTGTAATCTCCATCAGGTCTCATAAATAATATTGGAGTATCTATTCCTATCCAATCTTGTATTTGAGTTACAGTAACTTCTCTTTCTGAATTATTTCTTGCTGATACAAACATTACAGTATCACCGTCAGCGATATGTTGTTTAGCCATATCGCAAACGTGTTGTATCGGTGTATCAAATTTTGTATGAGATCTGAATGAATCCCAATCATTATTACCATCAGTAATAAAATGTCTTCTATGGTTACAATCAGCGATTGTCCCATCTATGTCAAATATTATATTTTTCCTTATCATTATACCGTATATTATACCATACTTTTTAGCAAATGTAAAGGTTTTTTTTCAAAAAAAGTGAATTATTTTTTAGTACAATATCTTTTAGCTTTATTCATAACATTATGATTATTTGCAACTACTATAGCCATAAATCCATTTACACTTCTTATTGATTTTTTAGTAAGCTGATTTCTTTTTAAATCATATTCGATAGCTGGGATCATTATTGCAGTTTTAATAGCAAACATTTTAGCTGGTGTAGGTTTTTGTCCTATAATAGGATTCAGTTCTCTTACACAGTCATATTTCAAACCTCTATATGTTGTGTAGATATCTAATAGTTGAACTGCTGCGAATACTGTCCAATCCCTGGGAGAAGGACGATCAATTAGTTCGAAGTGGAGTGTATATGGTGACCTTTTCGCTTTTTCCTTTGACCAGGATCCTATCGACTTCAGAGAATGCTCTAGATGTACAGCTTTGATAAGTTTCTGGTCCCAACAACACTCGTACCCCATCATAATTTCTTGTTTGTCCCTCGAGTCTAGCGCCAAGGTTGACGGCATCTCCAATGACGGAATAGTCAAATCGAGATTCTGATCCCATGTTTCCGACAATACATGTACCGGTGTTAATCCCAATACCAATATCAATCCTAGGTAAACCTTGTTCTTCAAGTTGTTGTATAAGTTCATCTGCTGCCTCACATATTTCTAAGGATGTTTGTACAGCTTTATCAGCATGATCTTTACATGGTAAAGGTGCATTCCAAAAAGCCATAATACAATCACCCATAAATTTATCAATTGTTCCACCGTTCTTCAGAACAATTTTAGTCATTGTATCTAAATAATTATTTATAAGGTTAACTAATCCTTCAGGATCATCATTATTTTTATAGTGTTCTGATATCGGTGTAAATCCACATATGTCCATAAACATAAATGTCATTTCTTTTCTTTCACCACCAAGTTTCAAGAGTGACGGATCTTTTTGTAATTGTTTAACTAAATCTGGTGATACATATGTACCAAACTGTTTCTTAATTTGTTGTCTTAATACAAATTGTTTGTAGAAATTATTGAAACTCGCTGAGGTGAGTAAAAGTATATATATTATTAGAGAAGCTGATAAGTCGAGGAGTATCAAAAATTCGTTCCAGACGTAATAAGATAAAGCTGTTGCGGCAGTCGAGGTCAAGAAGAAGAATGCAAACGATATCCAAATCGGTAGATAATATACACTCAATACAATCAAAAGAGATCCAATTAGAATTAGACCTATTTCCGCTTGAAAAGTCCACTGAGGACGAGATATTGGAGAGTCCGATATTATTGTCTGAAGAGCCGAAGCCTGTAATTGATGAGGATATAGAAGTCCAGCTGGAGTTGCAGTTTGAGGAACAATACCCTTTGCAGTAACGCCTACAATTGCTGTCTTACCATTTAAGTTTGGTATTGGTTCTCCATTATATTCTATCTCATCAAATTGACTATTCCATTTAAGCCATATACTTCCATTTTCATCTGTAGGTATCTGAAATGGTCTTAATACTATTTCTTCTATACCTATTTCATTTAATTTAATTGTATAAGATTTTTTTTCTTGTAATGCTCTAACTGTTTCTAAAGCAAATGATGGATATAAATCTCCATTGACTTGAGACATTAATGGTATTCTTCTTGTTACATTATCAACTTCTGGAGCTCCATTTAAAAGTCCTGCTCCCCATGCACCTGATTCTAATTCTTCTATGTTTGTGACTAAACCTTTATATCGATATACAAAATCTAATGGATCACCTGCATATCCAAATGTTGCATATCCTACATAAGGTGCTTTTTCTGATCTTCCATTTTCATCTGCATCTTGAGCTAATATAATACCATTGTCTTTTACCCATGATGCAAAGACTTCATCTCCACCAAATCGATCAGCTTCCGGAAACATAATTGTAAAACCAATCATTCCTGCATTTGCATTTCTTAAATCAGAAATCATTTGAGCATAGTATTGTCTTGGCCAAGGATATTGACCATACTTTTCTAAAGACTCTTCGCCTATATTGATTAATACAATATCATTTGAATGTTCTGCTGGAATAGATTGAATATATTGATCGAATATACTAAGTCTTAATTCTTGTACTATTTGGGGATCTTCAATTCTTATTCCTAAAAGTGTTATACCTAAAAGAATAGTAGTCCAAATTGACGTAATATATTTCATAAAGTGTTATACTGTGTAATACTAACTAAATTTCTTTTGAATCTTTTTAAACATATAATATATAGACAAACCATAAGTTGCTAGAACTGTCATGGTAATACCTATATAAAATAATTCTACTGGATTAAGAAATAAGACTTGCCATACAAAATTTGCGGCTGCTTCTGCATCACCCATTGCTTCTGGCATTGCAATATCATTCTCTTCTAATATGTCTACTATTTCATCCCACTCTTCGTATGTGAGACATTCGTAATATTCTTCTGGACATTCTACCATTTTATTTTCCTAATTTTGTGTTACCGATATTGAACAACCACCGACTGTATAACAATAGTTAGTAACACTATATGATTGATTTGAATGACTTGCTTGAGTGGCACTAATTGTTGTTGGTTCAGTTCCTCTTAATACAACAGACATATAATGGTCACCGTCCATTTTTTGAATCAGGTCAACATCATTACCATCATTAAAAATATCTAAATTAATATATTGACTTCCGCCTTCTCTTTGAATAGTGTGTATCTCATTATCGTCTCCTTCAACATGCAACCAATATGCATGACCTGAGGAATTACTGTTTGTTCTTTGCGACATGAGGATAGTATTATCATCACCTGTTACATTTATGTGAGCAAAGGTATCTCCATATTCTGAATTATCGATACTAAAAACTCCGCCAGTTGAAATATGATATCCTTGACCAAGTTTTAAAGTATTTCCAGTTCCCCATACTCTACGGATTTCTAAAATATTTTGGTCTCCTGAATAACCTCTATCGTTTGCTTGTTTTATAATAACAGTATTATCAGCACCATAGATTCCTTCAGAAGCTGACCACTGTTTAATAACATTATTATAACCAATTTGAGTTATATCAAGTTCAAAGTTATCACCTTCTTGCAAAATTGTAATTTCATTATCATCAGCATACAAAGGAGCTGTGAGTAACAATAATGCTAAATTAATTTTGATTAATGTAAATTTCAATTCCCTCTCCTGAACCAAATGTAAGTATTCCTTCGTAGCCATCTACTCGAGTATCTATAAAACCGTTACCTCCAGAGGCTATGATTATATTTATAATACCGTTGTTGTCTCTAAACACAACTAAGTTGCCGTCTTCCTCAAAGATATTATATTGTGAATCTTTGTTAAATCCAAATTGTTGACCTGCGATCTTCCATACTCCAGCAGTACCACCATCATCAGCTTGAGCATCAGCTAATTTTTCAGTTGTCTTTACTAATTCTTCAACAACATCTAAAAGATCTGGTAAAAAGTCTCCTGCTAAATAATCAATATCGATACGATTAAAGTCTTCTTCCTCTTCTAAATAATCTTCTATATCTTTATCTAGTTCATTATATTCTAAAAAATCTATATCTAATACACCTTGATCTTTATTTGCATCATCTTGAGCTTGTTCTTGTACAGCCTCTTTTACGGCTGGTGGAGGATTTACAATAAACATATTGTCAATCATAGATGGTGTAATACCCATAATTTGTACAGGATTCGTAGGAATCACATCTAGTGATGTAACCATAGTTGCTTGATATGCCTGGTTTAAAATCACTTCACCACCTAAATTTGTGACACTGATTTCCCCTGACGGGTCACCGTTTGCGTCGGGCAATAGAACTATAAGGCTTCTTCCAAGCTCATCGATGGTTGTAGTGAAGTCTGTTCCACGAATACCTATAGTTGCTGTTGGTGTTTGTATGTCTATATTTGCTTTATTTACTAAACCTAAAGAACCTGAAGCAAATCTTGCTGTTCCCATAGTAAATTTCATAGACATTTTTGATAGTGAAGGATTTGGATCGTAATATATTTCATCAATATAAACTTCACTATGTTCTTTTAAATCTAACTGAGCTTTATCTAAAAACTCTATTTTCATTTTTCCGTTTGCAGTTTCTGCAGTATCGTATAATTCTATCTCTGGCATATACGCACCAGTAATTACAATTTCTTCTTTATCACGGATTAATTGTGTTGAGCCTGTTTGCTCTATAATTTCGCCGATGGGGTCAGCAAAGACCCCACCGATGAATAAGAAATTAAGAATCGTTAGCCGAATCTTTTTGATTGATTTGAATAACAGCATTGTCGCTAGTAATATCCATTTCGATAATTGCATTTGGTGTTACACAAGAATTTCCTGCGCCTGATACACAAGTACCAGATACCTGAGTAATATCTACATCAGCACTATCACCATTTAATTCAATCGTCATTTCATTAGCTCCATCTTTTTGTAGAGTGTTGATGTTATTTGAACCACCAGTAATATCCCAGTTCCAAACTACATCATCAGCTTCCCAATCAACATCAAAGACGTTTGAGCTTCCAATAACAATTAAGTCTGCATCTAACCTTTCAGCACTAGCAACATAACCTTGATCTATATCAAATGTATTACTGTCTCCAGTAACATCAAAGTTTATGTTTGAACTATCAGCACTACCGATATAACCTATGTTCCAATCAATTGAGTTTGAATCTCCAGTAAAATCTAGCTTATAGTAAGAACTATCTGCTATAACCGGGCCAAACAAAACGTTTTGGTTCCCTGTAAAATCAAGATCAAACTCTAAACTTGAACCAGTAATATTCATAGCAGCTAATGATCCAGATGAACCATTATCTCCGCCAATCTTGTTACCAAATCCGATCTGATCGATATACAATTTAAGTGTATCACCAGATTGAGTAATATTGATTTCGTTATCATCAGTGGCTTGTGCGAAAACGAATGATGTCGACATTAATAATACTAAACTAAGTATTTTATTCATTTTCGTTATACCCCTCTATTTTCCAATA